GAGCGGCTGTGTAGCAAACTCTTGTCCGAATACGGGGCGTATTTCGAGGCTCCCGCCCGTGCGTATGAAGCCGTAAACATGAGAGGCTGGGAAGGGGTGCCGCAAAATGGCCATTGGGCGCTCAGAGCGCTCCGTGACGCAGCCTGGGGCAACCCCGACCCCGGTGTTATTCGTGCGTTGGTGGGGGCTGGCGCTGATGTGAACGCCCGTGATGACTGCGAGGCCACGCCCCTACACAAAGCCGCCGCGCACAATCCTAACCCCGGAGTGGCTCGGGCTTTGATCGAGTTGGGCGCGAATGTTAATGCGCGGGAGTTTCAGGACTATACCCCATTGCATTTAGCCGCCGGGCACAATCCTAATCCCGAAGTGGCGCGGGTTTTAGTAGAACTAGGGGCCGATGTTAATGCCCTAAGTAATATAGAGGGTACCCCGTTGCATTATGCGGCACATCGGAGGGAACAAGACTATGAGGCGATAGCTGCGCTGTTAGTTAGCTTGGGCGCAGACGAGAACTCCAGAGCTTTTGCGGGCCTAACGCCGAAAGAGGTCCGCGAAGATGATTGGTAGGGCACCAACTAACCCGCCATGAAGCGCAAGAGCGACCCCATCCCTAGTAACGTCAGCCGCGCTATCGAGGGTACGTTGCGCCGCCTTGCGCCCTGGGAGGGTAAGGCCGAAGACCTGTTAGCGCTGCTTAATGCTGACGCACCAGGCGAGTTAAAGGCGAACCCAGCATGGCCCCAGAGCGCTAGCCGCCTGGGGGTGATGCTGAGACAACTGGCCCGTGGTGGTAAAACGCGGCATTGGCGGATCGGGGTGCGGTTTATCAGAAAGCGCTATCAAGGGTCTGACAACCCCCTCAAGTTGGTTAGCTTACATGGTGATGGTGTACCAACGCCGGGCCGTGTCCACAAGGCCAAGAAGCCGGTAACGGTCACAAATGGGGACAAACCGTTACCGGCGATACCGCTAGCTCACTATGCGCCCGCTACAGAAACCCCGGCACAGACACCACAACCAACACCACCCACTGACCCTGTGGCGGCTAAACTACAAACACCGCTCGAGCCCTTACCCCGTTGCCAAGCGAGAAAACGCGGCTCCGGCGGCGAACAATGTGGCCAGTATGCCCGTGAGGGCAAGAGGGTATGCTTTGTTCATGGCGCCGGTAAAAAGGACAGCCCTCCTCCCGGCGGTCGGCCAACGGTACGCGCCATGCTAAGCGGTTCCAGAATGGCTGAACTGCGTAAACGGGTAATGGAGTATGAGCGGGACATCGATGACTCTGACGAGGAACTAACCAACATGCGGGCCGCCCTGCTATTCCAGATCGACCGGCTAGAAACTGAGGAAGACCCGGAGGCGCAGGGGGTTATCGTCGAGCGGGTCATGGGCCATAGCCACCGGATTATCAGGGCGATCAAAGAGCGGGCTGAGACTAGCGCTAAGCGGGCTGAGGCTCGAGCCCTTGAAGGGGCTTTGCTAGTCGTGACCGCTGTCCGCAATATCGTCTGGGAACTGCTTGACGATGCGACACTAGACCTATTCGAGCAACGGCTACGGCGTGAGGTATTAGCGCCTCGGCAGTTGATGTTACCGGAACGCACAGAAAGGCGGTAACTGTGTCACGGACAGTCGAACGCCTACCCTGGGAACTAGAACGGCTTGTCCAGGCGGCCATTTCGAGGGAGTTGGGCATACCCCCGATGCGCGATATCCCTAACCCGTCTAGCTATGTCCTGGCTACCGCTGCAAGTTACCTTATCAGCGGTGATAACTACGCCATCGAGTGCCTGTATAACGTCTACCGGCACTGGCCTGCTGCACTGAAGGAAGACAATGGCGGCTGACCTTTCTCCGGCGGTGCTCGAGCTCTTGCATCGCCATTATCTCGGGCAGTTCGACCCGCGGGTTAGAACTAGGCTAAATAGCATCTTCGCCGATAACCCCCCCGATGCCGTCGACCGGCTAGCTAGCGCCGCCAAGTACCTTTGGCTAGACGGCTCCGGGCTCGCTGAGGCGGAGGCCGCCGCCTGTGCTAAGCGCTGTGGGGGGTCTAACTAATATGGGGTACTCTTACCTATCCCCGGCAGTTGGAGGCACCTTAAAAGCGATTGTAGCGCGTCCGCTCATGGCGGCGCTGTGAAATCACCATCGCCTATACGGTATAGCTGCACCAAGTGCGGGTGTGGGGTCACGCTGATGGTGCCTGCTGAGGTTACGTGCGGGCGGTGTGGGCAGGTTATGCAGCCAGCCACCAAGCAGCCCAAGCGGGGTAAGAAAGCGCCATGACCCCAAGCGATCATGCTGCTGACCGGTCCGGGTTACAGGCCCGGCTGCTTGACGCCATGCTGCGCCCACCGCCGGTATTCGACGCCGAAGACCTCTTTAACCTAGAGCGGTTTGCATTGGCTTCAGGTATCCGTCCAGAGGGTGTCGGCGGTGTCGGGTTCGACCTGACTACTCGGCCTTACCTGACGCCGCTCTACCATGAACGGCGCGACACGCCATATCCGCGCCTGGTGGTCATGAAGGCGGCACAGATGGGGCTGACGGTGCGGCTGCTGTACCGGGCCGCCTGGTTTACCGCTGACGCTCGGCGGCGCGTCAATACGGCGCTGATGTTTCCCACCAAAGATGATGTCCAGGACCTGCACGCCTCGCGCTATCGCCCCATGATGCAGTCGAGCGCCAAGATGATGCAGCTCATCACCGACCTTGACCGGGTAGGGCTGGTGAGGGTGGGCGCTTCGACGATGCGCTTTCGTGGGATGCGTAGCGGGATCGGGGTTGATAGTTTCCCGGCTGACGTGATGCTCTTTGACGAAGTGCGGCTGATGGCCACCGCCACCATCGAACGGGCGCTGGTCCGTGTCTCTGACTCGCTGCTGCAAGATGCCCAAGGGCGGCGCGGGGTGATCGAGCTTAACAGCACCGCCGGTTTCCCTAATCAGGACATCGACCGCTGGTTCCAGCGCTCCACTATGAACTATTGGCGCACCCCCTGCCCTAATAGCGCGTGCCGCCATCATAGTGAGGGAATAGTAATGCCGCTGCACTGGCCCGACATCGTGAGCCAGCGTGACGGCGACTTGCATTATCAATGCCCGCACTGCTCGAGCCCCATCCCTGACGATGTGCTGATGAAACGGGGCTGGTACGCGCCCGAAAACCCCGGCGCTGAGTGGGAGGGCTATCAGTTCTCACAGGTACTCAAGGGTAATCGCTTCCTACCTGAGATATGGGGCGCTTTTAGCCGTGGCGATAACATGGCGGAGTTCTACAACTCCCGGCTAGGTGTGCCGTGGACCGACCCCCAGGCCGTGCCTGCTACGCAAGAGCGAGTCGAAGCCTGTATCGACGGGACTAACACCTACCATTGGCCTGACCCGGCCACCCTGCAAGGTGAGTGGGTTAGCATCGGCATTGACCAGCGGGCTCCTGAAAAGCACGTCGTGATCGTCAAGCCCGGCCCTGGCGGACTCTATGACCTAGCGCACCTTGAGGTCGTTGAACTGTCCGGGATGGAGGCAGTTAGCGCCCTGGCTGCGCTCTGTCGGCGCTGGTACGCCAAGATCGTGGTTATCGACGGTGAGCCTAGCTATGACCTGGCGGTGGCGCTAGCGCGGCGCTTGGGGCACAAGGTTGTCTGGCTGGCGGACTATGTTGACCGGCCTAACGCCATTGAGTTCAGCGATGAGCGGGACAAGGCAACCACTAGCAAAGCCTCGGGTGAGGTCAAGTACGAGTTCCGGGCGCTGATGGATCGCTACAAGGCGCTGGATTGGGCGCTGACTCGCTTCATGCTAAAGCGGATCAGGCTACCGGCGGACTTCAAGCGGCTGCAACAGACCCGCACCATTGGCGGTGTGCCACAGCCTATGTCGTTGGCCGATGAGTTCATGACGCACCTGAGCAACATTGCTAGGGCCACTGTGCCGCTCTATACCCGACTGCCCACCGGTGAGCAGGCTTACATGGGTGAGTCGCGGCGCGTGTACCGGCACCTAGCGGTAGACCCGCACTTTGCCCATGCCTGGCTTAACGCGCTAGCGGGCCTGGAGTACATGCGTGGGCAGACAGACATGCACCTGTGGGGCTCGAGCGACCCTACCCGGTTGCCCGAGACGGCTAAGACGCAACTTAATGACCTGCTACCGGTCGGTGTGCGGCCTATTGATGCTGAGCGGGTGTCCGTAGTGGCTGCTGAGCGCACCTGCGGTAACTGCAAGTTCTATCGCCCCCAAGAGGGCGACAAGGGACTGTGCGGCCATCCTAGCGCGGCTAACTGGCGGCTGTGGGTTACAACGGCTAGCCCGCATTGCCCGCACTATCGGAGGGGCGGCAATGCTTAGACCTTCGGGGCATGGATATAACAATCCTGCTAGCCTTACCCCCTACCGGCTAGGCAAAACGCGGGATTTCGGGTGCATTTATATAACAATCCTGCA